GAATCAATAGAGGATGTGATTAACATTAAATAATTCGTTGCGTAGTTTTGATTATCTTAAACGAGCTAAAAAGATATTTAACAAAAGGGTAAAATGGTATGAGAAAAGAAATGAAATTTTATAGTGAGAGCAGCATCCCCGGCAAGATTATTGCCGAGGATAATTTAGGCGAGTTACACTTTGTATCACCAGAAGTAGTCGGCAACACCTTGACTGACTCTTATGAAGAAAGTGAGGTCCCCTCCACTTCTGTTCTCTATGTACACCGTTTGGTCATCAGCCGACACAGTGATTACTCCATCTGTACCGGTTGTTCCTGTTAATGGGCCTGTTGTTGTATCAACCGATCCATTTTCAGCTAGTGAAATCATGTAGGGTCCACTTGCGGCCCTGCAAGCAAACAAACCCTTTCCAGCACTGGCCGAGTTAGTTGTAAACTCCAACATGCAAGCCGTAACAGACTGTCCTAAATCTAGTATTTCTACACTATCATCATTGATAACAACTTGACCCCACAATTTGCTTCTTGCTGCGGTTCCGTCCATCATTCCAATATAGGCATTCCCCCTACTAACCGTATTCCATAGTGGTCTTACTTGGTCTGATGTGACGGTTGTTATATTTTCCGTCCCTGGTTCGTCTACTAAAATCCTGCCTGTTCCATCGGCCTCTATTAGAATGCTATTAGTGTTTGTACTATCTATTGATATACTTTCGGCAGAGATGAATCCGTCATTTAAAGCCTGTAATACCACAGCGGTTGTGTTTGTAACCGTTACCCCTCTGGCTTGAATGAATCCACCTAGGGCAACCGCTATTGCAGTATCACAGTTATCTAGTGTTGCATTCTCCAGGTATATTGAGCCATTCGATTCAGCAATTGCACCAACGCCAGTTACATTAGATATTTGGATGTTTTCTGCGTTAAAGTCACCACCATAGTTATTTATTAGGGCAGAGCCGCAATCGCTAATGATTGAATTCCTAACATTGATGGAACCAGCAAAGAGTATGTAACAACCAAAGTCTGAAAACTCTCTTAGTTCGCAACCTTCCGCTGAAATAGAGCCGTTATTTATAATTCTCATTGCTCTCTGGCAGTTGGTGATCACAATGGCTGGCACATCAAATACACCACCATCAGTTGCCTCAATGCCTGCCGTGTCATCAGTTGACGTACAAGTAATACCTGAGCCAGATACAACACCATTTCTATCAGCAATTATTTGAGAGTCATAAAAGGCACACTCTGAAAAATCATAAGAACCAGAAACAGTAATATTGTTTGATAAAAATAAGGCGGATGTTATTTTGCACTCACCCGACAATGATGAACTACCAGACACCGTAATAGATGATGTGTAATAAGCGTCAAGCAGGGCAAGCCTAGCCGCATTGTCAGCAGCACCTTGAAGTTCTAAAGCGGTTGGCTTTGTACCTGTTGTAGATAATCCCCTCAATTCACCAGAACCAATCATCTTTTTGCTAGAATCAATAGTGATAGTCGAGAATTCAAAATAATCATCATTGCCACCTGTTGATATAGTGCCAAAAGGTGAATTATGGGCGGCGTTAATAATATTTGTTGAATCAGTTTGGTAAGTAGCCCCAAGTTGCAAAAGACTAACTGTATTGTCATCACCAACAAAACTCCAAACATTGCCATTGCCATCTGTTAGAGTTGCGTCTAATGTGTCGCTAGGTGACTGACTAGGTGTTGATGTTGAGTTTGTTTTAATCCATTTTCCTTCACCACCGTCACCAGATGAAGAATATCCACACGTAGAGACTACATCACCAACTTGGTAACCTCTTGTTGTATTTATCAGATCGGATGTTGTTGGTATAATGTTTTTGCCTGTGTTTATACGTGAAACGGTGCCATTTGTTGATAACTCATACTCACCTTCTTCAACATAAATAACAACCTGACCGTTCGCCCCGGTCGCTTTTGCTGTGCTTGGATTTGCCCCTGTTTCATCATCATACATTGTTGCAACGTTGCCGTTTATATCATTAACCGATACAACCGCACCAACTACAATGTTTTTTCCGTCCGTTCCATCTGCATCTGATTCAGCCAAGGCCGTTACTGTGTAAGGTACTAAAGCCATTTTTAACCTCTAAGAAATTGTTCCACGGATGTCACCCGCATTAATGTATGTAATTGTGTTGCCGTTTAATACTATAGCATTACCGGCTGTGGCTGATGTTGTATCAACACCCAAATCGCCACCGGACTCACCATAATCTGGAAGTATACCACCACCACGGCCGCCTGTCGTATTTGTGCCGTTTTGGGCTTGGTCTACCGGGCTACCATCTCCGGCATTTGTACCAGCACCCGCAATACCGTTAGTAAAACCAGCGCCACCACCACCGGCGCGCTCAACATTACCAACTTCTGGGTCAATGAATAAATCCCAGTCACCACCAGGGCCACCACCACCGATTATACCGGTATTGTTCAATCTAATGTCGTCGTCAAGTTCAAGCGCAACACCACCATTTTCTGGGCTTCCATTTATACTTGCACCTCGACCACCATAACCCGCAATAAGCCCTCGACAATCTATCAAGATTGGCGTGTTAAGTTCAGGCCATGTTCCCGTTTCAACCGCAGAGTCAGATTGCACAGATGAGCCGGAAACAGAAGATGTTTCAAATATAAATCTTATGTCATAATCTGGGTCTAACGGGTCTAGACCAAAAACATCCTCATAAAGCTCCCTAAGGTTTCTATTGTTTAATCGGTCATTGTCGCCGTTAATGTAAACAAGCCTTACTAATGGATCTTCTGCGTCTTCATCACCGGGAACCGCCGGGCCGTATGTATGCTCTAATGCTTTAAACTGAAAGTTATTCTTACTCTCTTGTGCTGAAAGTATTTGATAAGGCAGGAAAGGGAACCCACCTCCAGATTGAACAATTAAATCAGTCTGTACATTACACGGGTCGCCGGTCCAGACATCGATGTCTTTTGCATCCAAGGTAAAACTTATCATTCTTGGTGCATCTGAAAACCTTCTTCCCACTCTGGCAGTCATTAATACTGCAGCAGATTTGTTGTCTTGATTAATCCATCTTGAATAAATCGTTTTATATTTGGGTGTCCCGTAATTCGTAACGGAGTCAGGGTCTACGCGAATGTAAGTTCTCGCATAGTTGGTAACATCATCTAAGACAACGGTAGGATTGAATTGACCATAGTTGCAAATGACCGTTGATATACGCATATCTTGTTGGTCTGATACACCTACGCTATTAGCAATTAAGTTTTCTTCATAGGATAGGTTTAAGGCGTCCTGAGGCGGCTCTTTTAATGCTACGAACCTGATTAAATTAGACCTGTCATCATAATAAACATAGTGAGGCGCGGTTTGTGCAAACTCTTGTATTAAATCGTTAACACCGGTTGGCTCTGTGATAATTGTAGAATACCGAGTTGAAAATGCGCTATCCGATTCTGCATCCCACTCTGTTTTGTTTATATAAGATGCGTCTACTTCACCATAGTTAGTCAACAAATCATAGGTTATATCCGAGACTGTATCCAAGTCATAAACAAGGCATTGTTGAACCTTGTCGTTAGCGGCGTGTGATGTGGATACCGTGTTATATTGCGCCCTAACAACCGTCATGCTGTCATTAGTACGAGTAAACGACATCACCTCATCATTGATTCGAACCCAACCACTAGAATCGTATTCTAAGTTGCCAATTCCGGCAGGGGATAATACAAAAACATTAACTGTGTCATTAATGTCGGCGCTTAACTCACCAGCATTTTCAAATGGCGCTTTTGCCCTGTCGTTATCTGCGTTTTTTAATGGGTCTTTACCTGTGAATGATATTTTTCCAGCAGTTTGAGAAAAACTCTCAATAACATAATCACGCTGCTGAAAGTTGGTAACGTCATAAATGCCATCCACAATATAACCCGTAAATAGGGATATTCTGCCACCTCTGTAATATGGGTTTTCCGCTCGCCATCTGGCCCAATATCTAACAGGGTCTGTTATCGTGCCGTATATGTTGTAATCCATGGATTCTGAGAATGATACAGATAAGGAAGCCCTTAGGCCTAAACCGCCCTCTAAGTCTATTTCAGCAGGTGATATGCGCCAAGCTCCAGCCTGCATGGATTGAAATGCATCCAAGCCAGCCGGAACCTGTTGATCTTCACAAACCCTTGTTACTTGACCATCCACTTCTATTTCTAAAAATGAAAAAGGGTATCTGTTCGTGTCCTTTCTGACCGTATCATATGCCATTTACAATGCACCTCGCATCTGCATAGACACATCACGTCTAATCATAGTCCCGTTTTGCATAGGTGCGCTAAACCAGTTAGTTAGAATCATAAGGCCGACATCATCAGGATACTCTTCTAAATTCCAAGCAAAGAAGAACGGAAATAATTCTAGTGTATCTTTTACTGGTTCTAAGTATGTTCTGTACCAAGTATCACTTAGATTGGTCCATGACGGGGTATTTTCTTGACCTCTACGTCTAACATCTCGACCAATAATATTGTAAGTTTCTGTCCAGCTTGTATAGAATTCTGTAAAGCGCTCATCTGTTACTGGCGTGTGACCATTAAAGAAAGGCCTTTGCATTTGCAGGGCAACACCTCCAGAAATATAACCAATATATTTAGAAACGCCGGTGCCAGTAATAATAACTTTTAATGTTGTAACAGGCACCTCACCATTCAAATGAATCATAATTGCATTATTAGTTGTCGGCGTTACCGTTGAACCAAATGGGGTAAACGTACCACCACCTGATGGATCGTATTCAACGTCTACAGTAAAGTTTTGACCACTTAAATTGTGCGCACCGATGCAAACAGTATCCATGGGAGTGCTAGAAGGTAAATCTATTTCTATTTCTGCTGTATTATCAAACTGCCATCTTTGGCCTGTATTTGGAATAACAGAAAACTCTGGGTTTGTTCCAGTTGTAGCGGTAATAGCAGAGTAGCCAAACAATTTATTGTCATATTGAAAGCGCGCATGATTTCTTGGGAATGGTGGCGTTGTTGCCGTTCCCGCAACCGGAGTAATAACATCAGGCGTTGGTAAATCAGGCTGTGTTTCACTACCTATTAAATCAGGAGTCTCAACATCTGCTTTTTGCTGTGCTGTTAGCAAATCAGGCGTTTCTATATCAGGTTGGTTCTGACTTGTTATTAAATCAGGCGTTTCAACGTTTGGCTGTGCTTCACTACCAATTAAATCAGGAGTATCTATATTGGGTTGAGATTCGGGACCAATTAAATCGGGCGTTTCTACGTTCGGCCGCAACTCTGCATTGATTAAACCTGGACTTTCTACAGCGGCAGGAGTAAGCGACCCAAATAAAACAGGATTGGGAATAGTTGCACCGGAAACAGGGTCGATAATAAAAGGCTTTGGAGGGCCAATAAAGTCCTGAGGGTTAATTAAACCAGGAGATGGTACACCCGGTTCTGGATTGGGTATAGGGCAGCTTCTAGTTTTAGTTACACTAAAGTTAGTTGGTAATGTTGCCATTAATTACACTCCGGCGCTGGTACAATTGCGATTGCTTCTGGAATTATACCAGATGGTGCAGGAATATCACCGCTAGACTGTGGAGTGGTTGCAGTTGGTGTTGGTAAATCAGGTTGTGCAACTGGGTTGTTTGCTGATGGTGCCGGAACTGTAGCCGGTGGAATTGGTGTGAACGCTGTCATGTTATCCGCCTATTGTTATTCTCGCGCCGTCGGCTTGTGCTTCGTTAATTAAATCTATAACCTGCCTTCCGCTAACAAGTTCATTAGCGTTTAGGCCTTGAATGTTTACTATCCTGTCAGGCTGTTGTGGTCCTGTTGGTTGGCTTTGTACGTTACCAAGTTGACCGCCTGTAAACGATTGACCAGGACCTTTATCTCCAAGCTTGGTATTTAGTATGCCATTTACTTGAGCCAGGCTGGCAGCGCCTTGTGCTATTGCCAATGGGATGTTGAATGGGTATGGAACTGATGCCATTGTTTTAGCTACAGCGGAATAGCCATCAACTATCGCCCCAGCCACTGCTGCGGCTTTGCCAATTTCAAATAGCCTTTTGCTTTCTGTATTCATTAGTTGCGATAGATTTGAAAAAACAGATGATGCGGCGTTTATTTTTGCTTTGGCGGCAATCCTATCCAACCTTTCCTGTTCTTTTCTTTGCTTTTCTTGCGCCCTCATTGATTCGTCAATGTTTTTAAACAGGGCGTCTAATTCTGCATTATAAAAAGCTTGGGACATATCAAGCTTTCTTTGTAAATCCTGCTGCTCTAACTCTTCCTCTGTTACAAATTTTGAAGTCAACTGGTCGAGCTCTTTAGAGAATGCGTCTTGCCTTATTTGTAAAAGCCTCCTGTGAAGTTCTTCCTCTCTTTCTAATCGCCTTTTGTTCCTTTCTTTCCTTCGCCTTTCTAAATCAGCCTCGGCCTTGTCCTCTTCCTCAATTTCTTTTGTTGAGGCTCCAGTTTCTTGTATATGCTGTAGTTCTTGGAGTGCTGCCTTTTGCTCTTCAAGTTTTATTATTTGACTTTGAAGTGCATCCTCGAGCTTTTCTACCTCTTTTTTGGCCTCTTCTTGCTCGTCTTTGTATCTCTTACCAGACATAACTGCGCCATCATAGGCGTTTTTCGCCAGACCCAACTCACCTTTTAAATCTTTGATGGTTTCTTTTGTGCTTTTTATGTCTCTTTCAAGCTTATCTATAACAAAAGCTTGGCTAGATTCGTTTAATTCTTGAAATTTACCTATCAAAGAGTCCGTTGAAGAGATTAAGTCTTGAAATTCCTCACCCGTATCAAAAAGAGTTGGAAGTAGTATGCCAGCAAATGATGCCGCCAAGCCGGTTACAGCGCCAAGAAGGGGCGCGCCCAATACGATACCAAGGTCTGCTGCTTGTTGTGAGAATGCAAGCATAACAGACTGGCCGCCTTGTATTTGGCCCACAAACTGTTGAACCTGTATGCCAGCTTGACCGGCATTTTTTGACAATTTGCCAAATGAGACTGATGCCGCTTTTGTTCCCCTGTTTATATTTCCAAGGGCTCTGCTAGAATTTTGATCTAACCCAGTGAGCGGAGCTGTTAAACCCGACACCGCTGCCTTCATATCATCAAGGTTTGATATGGCGTTTCTGGCATCCACCTCAACGTTAAATTCAACCGCGCCAATTCTTTGTTGTGCCATAACTAACCTTAATCATATCTATCGGGGTTTGCGCTAATTCTATCAGTTATTGATTGCGCCTGTGTTTCGCTCATTCCGCCATAATATTTAATAGGCCTGTTAGCGTTAAACCAGACACCCACCTCTCTTGGAGACATCGACCTAAACTCACTAGGTGACAAACCCAACCTCATGCAAGTAGACTGTAGACCTGCGTAATCATAACAATCTACTGTTTGGTCTTTTTTGGTACATGCTCACCCCTTTCAGGTGAATCAAGTTCAGGAAAGAACAAGAGAATGGCAGATTTTGCTGCCTTCATAATTTCAAAGTCACCAATTAACGAATCAGATGCCATCGACTCATAAACTTGTTCAACTGTAGCCTTACATCCAGCACAAGACAATAGCGCTTGATAAAGCCTTGCTAGAGTTGTTAATTTTGGTATTTTCCCAGAATCCAACTCCATTGCTGTTTCTAAAATGTTTATGCCAGAAGATTCAACCTTATCAATTGTCATCATTGTGACAATAAGCGTGTAATCTTCGCCCTTCCATTTAAGTTTTGATTCTCTACCAAATAAACTCATTTTCTACCCTCTATTTAAAATTTATGTCGCTGGTGTAAACGTAACAACGCCAGAATATGTAAACTCTGCATCCATGGTTGTTAGGCCTTCATGCTCACCAGTTACAGCAACACTGTTAAGCTGAACGTCACCCGCAATTGAAGAGTTTGTTGTAGTGCCATCAGGGAACGTAATTGTGTTTGTGTAAATCTGTGAAGTGTTCTGCAAAATAGATTGAACTAAATCAAGATTCTTAACCTTAAAAGAGATGCCTAAAGTAACTTCCTTTCTACCTGGCTCTGCCAATGACTCAGCCCAACCGTTAGAATTATCGTCTGTGGTATCTACAAACGTGTTATTAATGGTTAGTGACTTACTTACCACTCCGGCCAGAGTTGCACCACCCAAAGTAATGTCAACTGCGCGACCTAAAAAACCTACACCTACTGTCATGGTTATTTCTCCAATGTTTTGGTTATTTTACATTATTCGGCATAGGTAAGTACACCAAATCTATAATACATTCTATTTTGACGGTTCCAGAATGGCCCTGTAACGTCTTGTGATACGCTAACCTGTAAATCTGGGTCAATGTTCCAGTTTGCTTTAATATACTCTAAGGTTTCTGTAGCATCTTGTTTAAGGTTGTTATCATCGCTCGGAGTGCAATTAACAGGACCAAACATAATAACATCAACATTTGCCTGCCTAACAAAAGCATCAACAGCTAAACCATCTTGAGTACAATATAAGACGCCGCTAGATTTATAATCGCTGTTAAATGGTGGACTATCCTCATTCCATTGGGTGGCGTGGTTATACGTTCTACTTAACGTATCAGTAAACGTTTTTAACCAATCTCTAACTAGGTCTGATTGTCTTATGTTCATAATTTAGCCTTAAAAGATACAATTGCATCTTTGCCAGATTGTTTCCATGCCAGATCTAACCATTTAGGTTTTGCGTTAGGGTTCCATTGATTGCCCTTTTTACCCGGCGCACCAACTGGTCTAGGATTCCAATTGAATGACTCATGCAAATAGGCTGCATACTCTGTGTAATAGCCATAGGTCAAAGTAAACTTGAATCCGCTTTGGGTTATTTTAAAACTCTTTGACTTAATTAGGTCGGTGGTATCTACAGGAACAAAAAAATCAGCAGCAGAACCAAGAACCTGATACATAGAATACAAGCCCTGTTTAATGTTATCCGGCAGAGTCTTTTCCGCCATCTTACTTAGCCTTTTATTTACATCGCTTGGAGCCTTACCTTTAACAAATGGCATAATTAACCTACATACACTATAAAATCTAAGTCTTGCCCCGGCATCTCTACAGATTTAATCAATCTAACAATCTCGCCATTTTTAGAGTCGTTTGTAGTGCTTATCAAGTCACCCAGTTTAATGCCTGTATATTTAGTTATGTATCGCTTAACCGGGCTAAACTCAGCACCCTCTGCTGTTCTCTGTGTTGAACCACCGTCAACATACTCGCATTCTATTTCCGCTGAGCTCGTAGAGGTTGAATCACCATAGGGATTGGATGCAGAGTAACCAGACTTAGTAAATACATAGGCCTTTCGTTTTAGCATTCTTTTTAATCTTGGATTCATACTCTAACCACACCTAGCGGTTTTTCTAACAATCGTAAATAAGAGTTTACACGCTGAGATTCAAAAAGGTAGTTGCTGCCACCCTCGTAGTATTCCGTTTCTCTAAAGTCGAACTTTTCGCGCTTAACGTTATCACCCCTATCAACGCCGTTATTCATTACATCGGTTTCGCCTTGAGCTAATGCGAGTTCAATTTGTGCATTTTTAAGCTGCTGAGGAATTGAGTCGCTAGCGATTTCTTGATTATAGATGTAGACATATTGACGAGGCCATAAAAGAGACTGAGCTCCTGGGTCTACTTGCTCACCTTGATAGCATCTTGATTGTAAATAATCAGTTGCCTTTATGATGTTTTGATTTAGTTCGGTTTCGCAAGGATAATCAATGCCGCGCAAATCGGCATAATCTTGAACCTCTTGCGTTGTAACGTAGCTATTAGCGCCAGCCACAATTGAACCATCTTCAACAATAATCGTCATTTCTAAAACCTGTAATGATTTTTATACATTATAGCTATTCTTCAATCCAATTAACAGCAGGGTCTACAAAGTCACCTGTGCCGCCACTTTTCTTAATTGCAGTAAATACAATAAAGTCGTCAGGTTCGATTTGTGTTTTAAAATCGCCACCCCTTAATAACAATGGACTTTCCCTGGTTGTGCTAAATGTGGTAATAAGTGTGCCACCTGTTATTTCAACTTGGTCGTCCATTATCTCAGCAATCGAGTTCTGTTCATCAATGTAATTCCACGTGACCGGCCCGTTAAAGGTTGGATTTAACCAAACCCTAATCAATGCACCGCGTGTTATATCTGTCGCAACAGAGATTAATTCTGGCTTGATTACAGCCCTATTTATAATCCCACCAAAATGGAATCGGTTTCTAATCCCCAGTATTGTTGTTTCTGTGGCTGTCGCCGTTTGGTCAAGAATGCTATAACCCCTGCTAGATTCATCACTTACAACAACACCCTCATTTGCAGCCATGGCAGAAGCGCCCATAACCGTTACACTTGTTGTGGCACCCAGGTTTCTAGCAACCCATCCGATTCTAAAGGTTGGATTTCTAACGATTGGGGTTACTTGTCCAGAATAATCAAGAGTATGGACTAGCGTATTCTCTCCTGTGTCCGGTCTTTTAATGTAAAAGTTAACAGCGCTAAAACCCAGATAAGAAAACTTGATTTCATACACCGCGCCGGATTGTGGATCTAACCATTCTGCTACGTCTTTATTCCAAGTCGATTGAGGAATGAGATTAATAGATACATCTTGCCCCGCTGCAATCTGAGTAAATGAGCCCGTGGAGGTGCCGGTTGATGAATACGAAAAGGCACCGTTTAATGAGGTTGGCTCCCTATTCATAAAAAATACGGTATTACCATTTGATGAAACAAGGTAAGGAGGCACTAGAGGTGTTAAAAATGCCGCTATCTTGTATGCATTACCCTCTGTTGTGGTTTCATTTAATGGCACATTGTAAACTGTACCGTCAACTTCTACGCTTGCTGTTTCCGAACCATTACCAGCAACAGTCAATGTAAGCTCCTGCGCCTCTACAACGCCGCCAGTAGCAATCAAAATACCAAAGCCAGTGCCAAGATAACCAAATGCCAAAGAATCTTCTGATGTAATTAAGCCTACCGCTTGCAACGTTCCCGCTGTAGGCGTATCGAATACGCAAGATGCTCGACCAATTAGCCCTTGCCCCGGCTTATAGTCTGCCTTTCTTAATGCGTTTAATGCAGATAATCCGATTGGGTTTGTACCGCTAATGCATTTGTATAAGGAGTCTTCTACTGCGATTGTTCCACCATTTGACAAGACAACATTTAAGTCATCGGTTCTTCCATACTGTGCTGATATTTGAACTATTGGCGTTAACTCTGCTGTAGATTGTTCACCAAATGCGGTAAATGCATCACCACCTGACAGGTTGGAGGTATTATTTTTTATGTCTTCTAATAATTCATTTCTAGTTTGGTCAACCATACTAACCGCCCAATTTATTTAGATAAGCTTCCAGCAACTCGTTTCTTACATCCTTTAAATTGGTTGCGCCTTGTAGAGTTGCTATTTCTTCCAATAGCTCATTTTGGGTATTGCCGTTGCCTGTGCCGCCCAATTTAATAGCTATTTGTTTTAGGAGTTCGTTTCTGGTCATGGTAGTGCATTAAACCAGTCTTGAAGGAGGAGGTTTCGGTTATTTGGATCGGTTACAGTTCCGCCCAATGTAATAATAATCTGCACAAGTAATTCGTTTCTCATTACAACAACCTCCGATACTGATTAATATTAGCACAGTACCGATAATAAAAAAGCCCCCTATTCGGAGGCTTTAGATTTTCTGGATTTTACAACCGGGGGTATTCCACCCCTCTCAATAGCTTTGTCAAAAAGATAGGTGGTAAGCTTATCATCACCGACCCTTTCGATTTCATTGCCACTAAAGTTGACAAATGAAAAATTGACAGCATCACAGAGTTGTGCACCTTCATTTTCAATCATTAACATTTTGGCTTGCTTTTTTTCAAATTTGCCCGAGATGATAATTTTCATATTCTACCTTATAGAGTTTGAGCTATCACGCCAGCCGTGTCCTTGAAGCTCGTCATTACTTGCGACCAGTTTGTACCTAATGCAATATCGGCATCCGATGGCTGAGTTGTTCCACCATATTGATAACCTTTAATTCCAAGATTAAAACTTGCCTCTTCCTTGATGATCTGTTTAGCGTTATCAAACTCTGTTTGCGTTTCCTCATAAACCCTTGAGTCACCATTGTCATCGAGCATAACACCACCAGAAACAAGACCAACCTGGTAATAATTGTCTGTACCAGCATTATCAAAGAACAGCGCTGGTGAGTCAGTCATAACAAGGATGCGACCAAAGCCATCCTCCATAACCTGTACGTTATCAAACGTAAATAGTCGGTTGCTGTTTTGTAATGCATTTCCGTAAATATCATGTTGTGATTTTGAGTGCATAATCCAAGCTTGGATTGCACCTGCGCGATCGCCAAACAATCTAGACGCATTATTTAATGAATCTAAGGAAGCGTTCCCTGCTGTGCCATCATATACCCCTGTAGCGCCTTGATTGGTAATTGCTCCAACCGTTGCAGATAGGGCGCTATTCAGCATGTACTGAAATTTTGCCATACCAACTTGCTCACCGAACGCCATGCCCGCTTCTGTTGGATCTCTCAAAGTCCAATCAAAGGCAGACCCGGTGTACTCAACAGGTTTAGAACCCATGCCGATTTTTACAGAATTGTCCTTTAATTGTGATAAAGGTACAGAAGCTAATG